TATCGCGCTCGCTTTCGAATTCTTTGTGCGCGCCACTTCCGCCCACACGCAAGCGCATATACAAATAAAAAGCGCCCCGGTTCCGGAGAGGGGGAACCGGGGCGCTAGGCGAGAGGCCCCATTCGGGGCGGGTCTCGCGGGCCTCTAAGGCTGTCGGGCCCGGGGAGAGGCAAGGGCGCGGTGGCGCGGCAACAACCTCTTATCTCACATCCCGCCCCGCGCCTCAACAAGAGAATGTGCAACATATCCGGGCGGGATAAGCCCATGCTGTAGCGCGTTCAAACCCGCTTCAAAATTTGAACGCCCCCAAACAATAACCTCGCGCCCATACTCATTATCGGGAAGACCGATCTTTAGAATAAAATCGCGCTTGCGTTTTGTTGAGTGGTCATACATGCTCCTATCCCTCATTGCCGCACCATAGTCATTTCATTATATGGGATGCCCGAATATCCGGCCCATCCCCCCTTGTCGTCAAAACATTCATATACAACGCGGTCAAGCGCAACGGCCTTGCAATTGGGGCTTTTGGCCTCATGATCGCGAAGTATCGCGGGAAACAGATAAGTATACAAATGGATATCATTATCCGCGCTGTATCCTGAAAGTTTAAGAGACCGGGTTCCCTCAAAGCAAGAGCAAGCATATTCTGCGCGAGGACGCTTTTTACTCATCACACAAACCCCTTATTATCATACCCCACTTCCCTATCAGCCGCGCGCTTCGCAGCTGCAAGATTGGGATAGCCTTTATCTTTTCCGATAGTTTTATCATTTGCAAGACTTTTCTTTCGCACGTAAAACTTTGTCCCCGTGGAAGGCTTATAGACAACCCATCTATAACGGCTTCCCTTAGTTACATATTCCTCTGTCATTCGCCACCTGTTAATAAATTTGGGCCCAAACCACACGTCAACCTCTAGAAAGTTTCGGTTTCGTTTGGCGTGATCTATCCACTCAAAAGCATCCGCCCGGCTGCTACATATTGTTACCCCATGGCGGGCCATATCGGGGTAGGGTACTAAATAGGTCACTCGCCATTGCATTTGCAACCCTCCCTAAGCCGTGCTATCCTAGCGCGTTCTAACGGAAAAGGAACCCACAAAATGCTAGAGAAAATCTTAACTGTGGAAAATATACCAGCGCTTATCATGATGGCTGGCGGGTCCACATATTTGTTTTTGGCGCTTTTAATAGACCCACTTATAAAGCACCGCATAACAAAAAAGGCGGCAAAAGCCGAAGCCGCTCGCCGCCCCAATGAAGTGAGAGATGAATTGACCAAGCCATTTTGGGGCGATAAACTAAAGAATGAAAAGGAACCCATAAAATGACTCCCGACCTACTATCATTCGCCTCCGGCGCATGCGCCGGAACCGGCATCGGCCTTATGATCGCCGCGCAATATTACAGTGAAAAGCTTATAAGAAACGACAGAAATATTGCGGCACGTAATAAAGCTCTGGCGTTTTCAGAAGCCGAAAATGATAGGCTTCGTGATGTGATTGCCGATCAAAGAAGGAAGCTCTCAAAATGGGCTAATCTTATGACTGTTAATGCACAATACGGTAAGATGGGGAAGCCTTCCCAAGAAACCCAAATGTGTGGCGGTTGTGGCGCATACCTCACGCAAGAGGAAATCGTCAAATGCCCCGGCGAAACCTGTCCCCGTTATGCGGAAGGGTCTCTTCCATTGTTTCCTACTGATCACGTTGGCCCACGCCCTCCCGAAGTCTGGCCCCTTCGGGAAAGCGACGAAAGAAAAATCAACATCGGCTACACCGGCCGCTTGCATACCTCGAAAAAGCCACTAGTCTAACCCCGCCAATCACGGCAACAGCAAAAAGGAAACTCACAATGACCCGCACCGCCACCCCTCAAACCGCTGAACAGAAAGCCGCCAAGGAAGCCGCCAAGCAAGAGAAGTTTAAGGATCTTGCCGGGAAGCGCGTCTCCAGGGCTCTGGACGCTATCGCTCTGATCAAGGGCCTTTCCAACACGGCTAACTATAGCTACACTTCGGAACAGGTCCAGAAGATCGGCGAAGCTCTCCGGGCGGAAGTCCTGTCGGTTATGGAACGTTTCAGCGCCCCCTCCGCCAAGGCCGAAACCAAGTTTAGCCTGTAACACACGGCTAGAACGGTCCCGCCCCGCCGCCGTAAGCGCGGGGCATTTTCTTTAAGGAAACTCACAAATGACTGACAACACCCAAGTTGGCGAGGAAATTGGCCGCCGCATTAGCGTTGGCGAGCTTGGCTATGACAAGCCCACCATTCAAGAGCTTACGCTTCCTACTCGCGACAATCCGGCTCCCATTTTTCTTTGTCGTTTTATTGGCGAAGCTCGTGATTTGAAAGCCTATCAAAAGAAGGCGGAAGCTGATCGCCCGGCTTCCATTGGTTACGGCTTCCTTGGCGAATTTGAAGGAACCGGCGCTAATGGCGTGGTTAAGACGGGGACGGTGCTTTATCTTCCCGGATACCTTGAAGACATGGTGGCGTCCGCCATGTCAGGCGGCGAAAACGTCGTGCGCCTCGCCATTGATATTTACGCCACCTATGACGCCGACGCAGCCACGTCTTATGTCTTTACCGGGCGCAACCTGATTAAGCAGGAAAGCCCGGCGGTTGATAGCATTAAGACGCAAATCGTGGGGATGCCCCTTCCCGCGCTCTCCGCGCCCAAAAAGTAACACCTATTGGCGCTGGTAAGCAGTCAGTGACTAGCTGACGGTCTAGCTGTAGGAATTATCCGGGTAGTGTGCCAAAGATACAGCCGCCAAAGCGCCCCCGAATTAATTTTCGGGGGCGCTATTTTTATGCTTGCATACGCGCGGGAAATTTGGGATAAATTGGGGGTCGAAACAAACCCGAGGAAATACGCAAATGACCTTTGATGATCTACAATTTAGAGAGCGACCCATTAATCACTTTGGCGTTCAGGCCAAAGTGTTTTTCCCCAACGGTTACGGAGCATCTATCATTAAAGGCCCCGGAACATATGGGGGTAGGGATGGTCTTTATGAACTCGCTGTGTTAAAGGGAACAGAAGGCGCCTGTGGTTTGTGTTATGATACTCTTATAACTTCGGATGTTGAGGGGTGGCTAAATGAAGATGCAGTTACCGCCCTTTTGTTACAGATTGAAGCTCTATAGAAAAACCCGCCCGGCTAACAACCGGGCGGGCTCAAAACAAATCCAAGGAAAAGAAAATGACAAAAGAACAGCTAGAAAAATCGCTTTTTCGCGCGTCTGGTCCCAAAACCAAAATTTTCATTATGACGCCTAACGGATATCACATTCCGGCGTATGTGGAATATAGTCATTCTGGCAAGTGTTTTGTTATGGTTTTAGAAAGCGATATTCCAGTTAGCTGGGAAACGGCGGCAACTGCCCCATAAGTTTCTGCATAGCGGGCCACGCCACCCCGATAGCGGCAACCGCCCACGGGATAGCCTTCTTGATAAAGGAGAGCGTGCTAGTCGCGCTCTCCGCAAGTACGCCTAGATTTTTATCTAGGCTTTCGACTGCATCCGTAAGACGCTCAACGGTCTCTTTCATTTCCTCGCAATCGCTCCAATTGGAGGGCGCGGGCGGAACGCGCCGTTTACTTGCTGGCGTGACAGACAAATTAATCCCCTACTTAATGAGGCCCGAAAAATAGGGCGAATTTTTTGATTTCTTTGTTAGGCACTGTTGGCGCATAGTGTCGCTAAAGCTTATGTGAACCCACCCATATTCCAGGATCAATTGATCAAACTTGATCCCGCTATCCCTAAGGCGCACAACAACATCATAGGGAGAGCCAAAGTCGGGACACGTAAAATCCACCGCCACGCCGCGCATGTGGTCGCTTGTGGATGCGCCCCCGACTGCAAGGTTAACAGCGGGCGAGCGATACCACGACGACACAAAAACGGGGCTTCCAAGTATCTCGCGCACCCTCTCCATGTGGCAAGCCGTCACACCGATCTGCGCAGCCACACGGGCGCTAGGCATGTTGCCTAGGCCCGTGTTTGTTTTGACTGCCTCGTCAAAGGTAAAGTGCGGCGTCACGGAGTAACCTTAGCCTTTGGGGCTTTAGCGGGCTTGGCCGTTTTCTTTTCCAGAATGGCTCGAATAGCCGCCTCACTCATCCCACCGATGATATCAGGGATAAGCTCTTTCATAGCCGCGCGCAGAGCCTCTTTATCAATCCCGGCGGCTTCCGCCTGTTGCACTTCCTGTAGATGCGCCTCGATGCTGTCGGCGGCATTGCCGATAGTCTGCGACACTTTTAGCACCGCTTCGCGTTCGGCGGGGTTAAGGGCAATTCCAAGGGCGATGGTCCCGAGACTGCCCGCAAGCGCGCGGTATTCGGGCGCAAACTTGCGAAGGAAGGATGACAGTTTAGACATGGATTTTCCTTTCTATGCCGCAATGGCGGCGGTTTTGGCGATGGTTTTAGCGCCGTTAATGATAACTTTATCAGCCCCTGTTAGTGCAACCAGCGCCACACCTACTAGGATAATACCCACTAGCACCGCGACCACTCGCGCGGCGGTATTCGCGGAGAACAGATTTTTGATCCATTCGATAAACCCGTCTATTCCGGTTGCGGGCCTATCTCCCGGCGCTTCCGTGGCGTATAGCTGCGCAGCAGCGGCATAGTTACCACTAGCAATCATAGCGGCCACGCCAGCGGCCTTAGTGGCGTCGGCGGCGCTTCCCGTGAACACGGAAACCACATTGCTAACGGCCTTGCCAAAGCCGCCCATTTTGCCGCTCGCCCATTGTTGAAAATCACCAACCGTTTTAATTCCCTTGAACACGTTGGGATTGGCCGCGATTTGCGCCACACTGACAAATTGGCCGATAGGACTAGAAGGGTCGGCTTTGTATAGAGCTGAGGCCTTGCCGCCCCCTAGAAAATGCGCAGCATACAACGCCCCAGCATCCGGGTTGATGCCGTTTGCGAGTAGTTGGGTGGCGTTTTGGACAGTCAGCTTTTGCGCCGCAGCGTTTTGGATATCAACATTAAATCTATCACTCCAGTTGAAGCCTAGTCCTTCCCATGTGCGCTTAGTGAATTGGTATAGTCCGGACGCGCTGGAGGAACCCGCACGCGCAAAAGGGTTATTGCCACTTTCGACGCGCGCGAGCCTTTCATAATAGCCGGGAGGGACGACACTCATATTTTATACCTGCGCAGCGCCGCTAGACGGGCCGGACGAGCCGCCCGCAAAGCTAATGGTTTGAACGGGCGCGCCAGAGCTGGAACCACTAGAGCTAGAGCTAGAGCTAGAGCTAGAGCTAGAGCTAGAGCTAGAACCGGAACCACCGACCAATTGAGCATATGTTGGGAAGTTAACGTTAGTTGCATTCACAACATCAATAATAGAACGCTGATTTTTCTTACCCTTGGTTTGGGAAGTGATCAACGCAAGATTTTGTTGCGTCTGCTGTTGCGTCATGGCTATAGCGGTATATGCGCTCAAGTAATCGCTCACGCCCTGCGCATTAATTTGCGCAAGGGTTAGGTCACGCCCAACCTCCAATTGCTCCAATCCCAAGTTGTAATCATATTGCGCCTGTTGGCTATACAGATTTGCCATTAGTTGATCTGATTGCAACTGGTATTGAGCCTGCGCCCCATAGGCTTGCGCCTGAATTTGCGCAGCTTGGATTTGGGCGGCGGCTGCGATTTCTGCATCGCTCATTCCGCCGCTAGAGGCATTACCTACAGAGACGGCGCTTCCACCACTTCCAAACCAACCGCTAACGACAATAAAGACTAGACCACCGCCGACAATTAGTGCGCCGGTAGTCCAAGGGTGAGCCTTCGCCCATTCCACTACTTTCATAACGTACCCTTAGAATTGGCGAGATTGATTATTTAGCGGTTGCAGAACCGGGTTTGTATTCAACTCGTTACCCGTCCCGGTTAGGGTGGAAGGGGTGACAAGAGCCAAGTTAAAGCCAGTCGGGGCCGTAGGGCTAAGGCTGCGAATATTGTTAGCGCCGCCAAGGCCAGCAACAGAAACGGTAGCAACCCCGAACGGTCTTTCATAAACTTCGCGCCCCGTGTTTTGACTGTCAACTTGTGGCCGTTTATTAAATCCAAATAGAGCGATACGGGCCATTGTGACTAATCCTTAAAATTGGAGCGTGCCAATATTGCCAAGGCTAAGACTACCAAAACCCGAACCGCCGCCACTACCGCCAGTAACGGGAGAGGTTGCAGCATTGAGGGCTTTGGAAAACCCGCCAAAGAAGCTGTTAACTACGGCGGGGGTTTGCGCGTTCTTACTGACAAGAACAGCAACAATAGCCACGCCAATAATGCCAGTCAAAACGACTACCATTTGACCGATGAAATTGTTTCCCATAGGGGCGTTACCTTGAAACCGATTGTGAAAACTTGGTAAAGAAGCCCTTATTAGAGAGCAACATACCCACGACAATTAGAACGAGAAATGCGTTTGCGACGGGGCGAAGCTCTTTTACATAGCCGATAGAGCCCGCGACAAATATAGCTAGCAGCCAGACAGCAAAGCTAGGCGATCCAGAAGATGACGAAAAATCGTCCCTAACTAGATCGCCTAACTCCCGCAACTTATCATTGATGGCAACAATGATTAGAAGCGCGCCGACAATCAAAAAGAAAATCGGCATTGCGTCAGTCCCTGTTTTTACTTTTGAAAAGGTCCAGATACGCGGGAAGTTGGCCGCGCACTGTAATGAAAACTACAAACGCAAACAGAAGCACGCCAAATATTACATTTGACTGACGCAATTTAGTTACTCCCTAAACCGACTTAAGCAGCGGAATAGAGGAGCCGTATTTGCGCGCCACAATAGCGACAACGACAACAAGAATGATAGTCCCGAGGGAGACGCCAAGAATTTTCATCGTATTTAACCTTTAGCTTACGGCTTCCGCTACCGCCTCAACGGTAGTTTCCGACCACGATTTGAGAATTCGCAACATATCAAAAACGATAAATGCCACGATAAGGAATAGAACAAAGATCAGGAGAAGTTGAGAGATTGGCATATCGCGCCGAAAAGGTTGCGATAGCCAATCCCCCATTTCCTGAGCCGTCTGTTTCAGGCTCATTTACTACGCCTCTATTAACCGCCGGTCGGGAGCGATTGAGCGTTAGTAACTTGGTTAGCTTGGGTAAAGTATTCCCAACCGACCCAAAGAACAGACGCGCTAGAGGTGACTACCGACGGATTGACCATGATTTGGACGTTACCCCACTGTTGCGTATTAATGGGGCGCTGTCGGCTATCAAAGTAATACGTTCCGTTCGGCGGATCGGCCATAAAGGTCGAACGCGCGAGGAGCGCCGCCTCGTCAGGCCCCATCTTCCAAATTTGCGAAGTATTCGCAGTCATAAGCTTAAAGTCGTTAATATCCGAACCGACGTTAAGCGTTCCGGCATTGTCGTAAACAATAACGGTGGAAAGGAATTGACGCCAGTTACCGAACGGAACGCCGTAATCTTGCGAAACCGTAAGGCCCGTGAGCGTAGTATTGTTCAGACAATACAGCGTTTGCAGCAGATCGGACGGAACAAGCGGTTGAGGTCCAGCGGGGGTATTGGCCAGTTGAATTTGGTCGATGTAATCCTGCCAAACGCTAATGGTGACAGTCGAACCACTTTTCCAGCCGCCAGTATTGCCGCTGTAAATCGCGCCCGTGGCATCGCCAGAGGCGACAACCGGGGTAGGGTTGATTTCAAGTTGAAGCTGCGCAACGGCGTTAGTGATACCGGCCCACATAGCGCCCCTAAGATCAAACTTCGAATAGCTAAGCGGAATGTAATAATAAAACTGCACAACGCCGTCACCTGTGGCGACGCTGATAGACGATGGCGCGCTTTGCACCGTCCAATTATTACCGTAGTTAACGGGAACGTTGGGGCTATACGCCGCACCCATAACCATAGGTTGTTTCGCGCTGTTGACGAGGCCCACATGCCAGCCTTGGGTTTGGTGGCGCGTTTGGTTATTGGTGTCGGTAAAAACAATATTGCGCAGCGCGTTAGAAGCGCCAAATTGCGTGCGCGTCAGAGCGACGCCAGAAGCGCCGGTATTGGTATTCGTAATGGTCCCAGCAACCTTAACAAGAAAGCCACGCACAAGACCGACGTTTTGCGGCTGAATAGTGACCTGCGTTTGGTTAGCGGGGTTAAATGAAACCGGCGGAAGCGGTTGCAGTCGCTCAATACCGTAGTTAAAAATATTCGCAATCATTTGCGCGCGCTGTTCGGCGGCGGTTACTTGGTTAGGCATCGCCATTGGCGGAAGTCCCCTTAAAGAATACATGGAAAAGAATGAGAAGAAGAGCGGCAGCAAAAGCAACTAAAAACCAGTTAGAAAGGCTTTTGAGAATTGCCAGATTTGGACCAAGATTACTAAGCATCTTGACCACTACCCATACGCCTACCAATTTGCGCCGCCATAGTAATCAGAAGCGCCAACAGGATTACCATAATCCAAATTGATAGGATATTTTGCCAACGCCAGGTAATAAGCACGGCGTCCATTAAATAAACGATCCCTTTTTCTTTGTCGGCTTAAGTCTAGCCGTAAACTTGCCAATGATTGTATTTCTATCGGGCGCGGGTTTCAAAATGGCCGTATGGCCGCGCCCCACGTCATGCCAAAGACTAAAGTAGTCGGGGAGCCTGTCAAGCTCTAAAGGTCCGAGTTTACTTCCATCCGGTAGTATGGCGGGGCGGCAAAAATTCTTAGTAATCTTTTCGTCTCTTTCGTCTCCCTGTTTGAATACTCTAATAAAGTCGGCTTGAGCAATTGCAAAGCGGCTCATCCATACGGGGCGTTGATATAGGCAAATAACCGGAATGTGAAGACTACGCCCTTGCGTCAAGATCATAGTAAAAGCCGGGCTATCGCCAAATTTTGGCAATGCATAACCCTCATCTATATAGATACCCAAGCTTCCTTGTCTGTGCACATTTCTAAGCCAAACCTCCATTGCCCCGTCATCGTCTTTAGGAGCCGGGTTCATATAGTAAAGACCCGGCTTTTTAGGCGGTTTGTCTGTTACTTTTATTGTCTTAATGGCCGACCTGTTGCGCTTGATAATATCGCGCAACAGGTCTTCGCCTTTATAGTCAATAATTACCCACGGAATTTCATTGAAATTTTGGTCCGCAAGTTGAGCAATAGCCGCCTGACTTTTACCCGTCCCGGTGCGACCAATATACATGCAACGGTGAGTATCATCGGGCGTTCTAATCACTAGCTACCTCCAACCGGCCCAAACGGGATTGCTTCCGCCGGTTTGTCCTTTGCTTTGCGTTGCGCTTTCTGGCGTTCGCGGATCAAATACATACGTGGCCCATAAACAGAACCGGCGGCAATAATCAGACCGACTATGGCTTGCACTTTTGGATCGGGCTGTATATCGAATTCCTCTAGAACATTCGATACCGCTCCCGCGAGGCTTTTTGCTTCCGTTTCCTCAATCGCCAATTCTGGCGTTTTGGTAGCGGTAGAAATAGCCGCATGAACAATAATCAGAGTATTGGTAAGCGCATCTAGACTAGCCGAATTACCGGCTTTCTTGCCACTGACACGAGAGGCGGAATTCCCGGCGGGCTTTCTACCACGACGCTTTCTCCACTCTCCGTTACTGTTTCGGGTTCCGCTATGTATTCCGGGGTCGAAGGGGGTTCCGGCGCTGTCAAGCTCTCCGCTACTTCCTCCGCTTCCATTGTCGCCTCCAAGGTCAACAGCGCCGAATTCGCCGCCTGTAGCGCCTCCAATTCCGCCTGTAGTCTCGTGTTCTCCGCTTCCAATCGGTCCTTGTCCGATTGCATCAAAGCTAAACGCGTCTGCCATTCTGTTTCACTTTCTTGGGTTTCTTGCCGCGCCTCAATTTCAGCAACGGCAACATCTGCGTTGATTTGCGCAATAGTAATATCGCGCGCGGCTTCTGTTTCTGCGACGGCCAGAGCCGTATCAGCTACAGCTTCAACCGCCGCTTCCGGCGTCGTCGCCGGGTCCGACAATTCGTTTACTACCGGCTCCCCTTGGGGGCTTTCCTGAATTACTGTTACTGGCATTTGCCTCTATCCTTTCCAGAATTTCGCGCTGTTCTTGCTGTTCTCTAATAACGTGTTCTAGCGCGCCTCTATAAAACGCCAGAGTATTTTGAACATTCTCTTGAATTCGCGCGAGATTTTCGGGAGTAATAGCCTCCCGAATTTCGGGCGGAATTTCCTTTAGAATAATATCGGCGAACATCTTAGCCATTGCGGACATGTGGGTTTCCTTTGTTTATCCAAGCGCCACAACGTCAATAATATACGTCATGGTATCAACTGGCGTTCCTTGATAAGTTAGAACAAGCGAATTAATAGAGCGCGTTCCTGCGGTGATTTGAGCGATTGCCCCCGTTGACGCGGTCCCCATACTGGCGACCGATACAGGGGGGACGACCCATTTTTGAGGGCCAGTAAAAATGGCGTCCACATATGAGAACGTCGCGGTCGGATTAGCGGAAGGGCCGACCCCGGCTGTAATTGTAATCCTAAACCGTTGATCCGTGCTGTTACTATCCACTGAAACAGACGCCCCCGCGCCCCATCCTGCGGACAAAGCAAAAGCCGCGCTAGTTAGAGCAGTGCCACCCCGCGCCATAAGCCTTTTGGCCTGAATGCCGCCGGGACTATAAAGTAGCGCCTGCGCCGACCTGTATAGTTCGGTGTCAACAGCCGCCGCGCCACTCCCCCAATACTCATGTCCATCTGCCGTGCGTTGATAGCGGTCATACGCATCCATGACGCCGCTATCGTTGTTTAGCTGGCGAGTTGAGTAAATAATATCGGCGGCGTTGTCAGCTACCACCTTGTCAATAAGCGGGTAATTATAAAGACAAGACCGCCGCTTTTTACTGATCGTGACAGAGTTAACAGTATCATCAATAAGATAGTCCGCCACCGCATTAGCGGACCCCATGCGACAATTTCTAACGTCCAAATAGGGGATTTTAGTGCCAGAAAGAATAACAATAGCATTAGTCGTGGGGGTACCAGCGCCGCCGCCGTTATAAGGAAGCGCCGACACATTCTCAATACAGACAGCCGCCCCAAACAAATCAATAAGCCGAATGGTGTTGGGGCTATAGGCGGTAGTCGATGAAGCCGAGCTGTCAATCTCGTGCTTTACATCGCTAATGTGATAAACTTCACCAAAGCAATTAAGACCGGCTGCGATCCGGGCGGACGCATCAATAACAATCGGTTCATTAACGCAATAGTCGGCTTGAATTTTTCCGGCGAAAAATGCTTGGGTTCCGCGCGCCGCACTGTAAACGATGTGCAAAACGCTCCCGTTTACATAGCGCCCCCACATCGTTCCAAACACGCCCGGAAGCGGAACAACGTCACCCTTGATACAATCGCCGGGGATGTTGTGAAATTCAAGATCATCAAAGCGACAACCTTGAGTGCAATACACGCCGTTAAATTCAATAGCGTTTCCGCTTATAGTTACCGCGTCGCCCGGTCCGGTCCACCCCATCCGAATATTGATTTTCTCAAACGAGATATCCGAAATAACGCCAGATACGGCGGAAGTCGACGTGGAGTTGTAAAGGAATAGTGATTTATTTTCCCCCGCCGGTTGCGTGATCTGGGATTGAAAACCAAAATTAGGCCACGCGGTGCGAGAGTGACTATTACCCTCACCCACACCAACAAAGCGCACACCTTCTTTAGGGATTACTTGTGTAACAAGGTAATTGGCCACGCCCAGATAAATAGGCGAGTGGGGGCCAGAAGCCGCACTAACATCGGGGACAATAAAGTCAATGGCTGCCTGAAACGCGTCTGTGTCGTCGTGCGTCCCATCACCATAAGCCCCAAACATTTTGGGACAAATTTGCTGATAAGGAGATAGCACAAACCACGCGCCAGAAGCGTCCTGCAGCCCGCCCGTGGCGGGTTCCGAACCGACGCGATTATAATACGCGCCGCCACCATCCCCGCCCTCGTAATATCCGGTCGTTTGAATGGTGTCGATATTAGAGGGAATAACAATGCTTTCCGTAACTACATAAGTGCCAACGGAAATAGCAGAAAAAGAATTACCAAGATTGGGAACGCCGAGCATAATTTATTACCTGTAAATAACAGTCACATCGGGGCCGCCGGACGTGACAAGGGTTAGGCCAATAGCAAAGGGAACGTTATACTCATAATTTCCCGGCTGTTGAGCGTCAATAGTGGCGATGATTGCTCCAGAGCCCGCCGTATTGTCATAAACAATAATCGAGCCCGCGCCGCCTGCGGCAGTGTTGACGACTACGCGACCCAAGGTGCCTGCGGCGGGCTTAACAGTAGTCGTCGCGGAACCCGTAAGATTTTCATAAAAATACGTCCCCGTGTTGATTACAATGTCGGCCGTATTTGTGGCCGTGTCGGAAGTATTGGTTACGATATTCGCGGTATCGGTAAGAAGCGATACAAAGTCGGCGACTACCGTAACCAAGCTTGCGGCTGCGGCGTTAATTCCCGTAAGAATGCCGCGAGTAAACGCGATAAGGGTTCCGTTCGTGGCGGGATTGGTAATGGCCGGGTCGGTAGTTGAACCCAAAGCAACGTCGTCGCCATTGCCGATAGTGACGTTAGCGGTTACGGCGTTGCCGTATTTGAACCACACGTAAGGCTGTTGCGGATAGTTATAGAAAATGATTTCCACAACATCAGCTGAGACGCCCGCTGTTTCGACAAGAATAGTAGAGCCAAGTTGACTATCGACAAGATAATAGCCAGTGGAATTAGCTGAAATCGGGAACGTTTGGCGGGTTCCCGCGACTGTTACTCTGACTTCATAATCATTATCACTATTATCTACAAAAATGGAACGCACCGCGCCAAAGGTATTACCTTGCGCTTGAGCGTTGGGAAAATTGAATTCTAGGCCACCGTCGGCGGGGTCAAGAATGTCTGAATACCTAAGGAAAGACAGACCTACAGCGGGGTCATAAGCATTAATGCGTCCCCCTTGGAATAGATCGCCAGCGGCAATAGGTTTGGACATATAGATTTATCCTATACTTGGTTAAGTGCGATAGAGCGGGTCTATACAAACTCCTCTTGAAGCCGGGCCGGGAGCCTGCTAGGCTGCAACAGTCGGGCGAGGGGAATATGTATAGATCAAAATATATTCTCAAATTTGTGAGCAACCGGGGCCGTGAAATCCCCGGTTGCTCTGTCGCGCCCGCAAACCCACAAAAGAGGGCGCAACATGGCCAAGAGTAACCGCAAGCCAAGCGCCGCGCAACGCGATAAGTTGGCGATTTCGCTGGCGTCTATACTTAAGAAAAAGGGCGTTATTTCCAAGCAAGCAAAACTGCATGGCGGGAAATACATTAGCCGGGGCGTTCTTAAGAAGGTTCAAGAGTTTCGGCACTTAGCCGATGATAGGTATAGGGTTGTAAAGGTTCCCAAAGCCTACGTGCGCAAGGCGCGCGAACTTGAATACCAAACAGTATTTGGGAATAAGATTATTGTTCCTAATGAGCCCGAATTTATCAAGCGCGTGAAGCGTGGCGATATTACTGGCGTAAAGCCGCTCAAGGGCGGCTTTATGAGCGAGGTAAATATTCCCCTAGACGCGGATAACATCGGCGATTTGACAATGAGTGATGATCTAGACGCACTAGAAGAATTGCGCGCGCCGGGAGAACAATTCGCGTTTTCGTTTGAGGGCGCTATGTCTTTTCGCGCGTTTCGTTCAATTGAGGATATGCGGAAATACCTGGAGCATTACAAACAGGATACAGCAATCACGGCTCTTAGGATTTATCGTCTGCGCCCGGAAGATGTTTCGTCATTTATCCCGACCAAGGAGGAGCGCGAGCGAGTTAGAAAATCGCGCCCGCGCACTCAACAGGATAGGCGAACTAAAAGCCGCAAACTTGAAAATCTGCATCCGCTTATTGCGGATAAGGTGCGCAAACGCCAGAAGGCTAGGAATGACGCGCAACGGGAAAAGCTAGCGCGCGATCCTGTTAAACTAGAAGCGTATCGTGCCAAGGCGCGGGAGCGGGCGCGGATTAGCTATCAGAATAGGAAACCGAAGAAATGAAAAATAAAAAACAATGGGAAGCCCTTGGAGTAAAAATCCCCTCCAAACGCCAGACAAAAATGGCAAAGGTGCGGGCCGCCAAATCGCTCAAAAAGCTTATTAAGCAAGCTAAAAGAAAATAGCATGCAAATAATCAAAAAGACCCACAAACCTAAGCCGCCGCTTCCACCGCTTGAATACGATTTCAAGCCTATCACGGGACGCGTTGCCACGTTCGATACGGAAACCGATCCCTTTGCGGAGGGGCGAATAGTGAAGCCGTTTACGTGCGGTTTCTATATCGTTGACAGCGAGGAATATTTTGACTTTTGGGGCGATGATTGCATTGACCAATTTTTTGCGTTTATTGCCGCAAATTTTCCCGACGAGGAGTTTCACATTTTCGTCCACAATGGCGGAAACTTTGACTTCTACTTTTTGACTAAATATTTCGATGCAAATATGGTCCCGTTTATTATCAACGGGCGCTTGGTCAAGATCACGGCGCAAGGGCTTACGTTTCGCGATAGCTACTCAATGATACCTGTCGCGTTGGGTAATGCGATGAAAACGGAGGACGGGGGGAAGATTGAAATCAATTACGCTAAACTTGAGGCCGCATTCAAGCCGGGCGAACCCCACATAATACAGAAAGACGCCAAGGGACTTGTCATATATGACAACTACGAGGCGGCGCGCGAGGCGGAATGTTTAGATCGGGAATATAGCCCGCGAGAGTTTTTCAAAGACGAAACCCGCACATACCAAAAGAGGGACTGCGTTGCGTTGGGAACGCTTGTCGTCGAATGGCTAGGCATGTTCGGCAACCGCCTTACAATGGCTAGTGTGGCGCTTCCCATGCTCCGATCCTTCCACGGCTTCGAAACCCTGTCAGAAGGCTTGGACGAGGCTATGCGCCCCTATTATTTCGGTGGGCGTTGTCAGGCTTTCGAGACTGGCGTTCTTATCCCGCGCGAGGGGCGCAAATTTTACGGATATGATATTAACAGCAGTTATCCAGACGTTATGCGGCGCGTGATGCATCCGGTTAGCGCGCTCCCCATGTATGAGCCTAGGATTACCAAGCGCACACACTTCGCCAGAATACGCGCGTTTAGCAACGGGGCGTTGCCGGTTCGGGCTGAAAATGGGGGGTTGGATTTCCCAGTCGGGACGTTTGACTTTTTCGCGTGTATTCACGAAATCAACGCCGGATTGGAAACGGGAACGCTACAGATTAAAAAAGTCTATGAAAGTATCTACTTTGAGCGCGAGGCGTCATTTGATACATTCATAGATCACTTCTACAATTTGCGATTGCAAGCGTCTGCAAATAAAGACGAGATACGCAAGCTTTTCTATAAGCTTGTTATGAATTCCAGCTATGGCAAATTTGCGCAAGACCCGCGCAAGTACGAAAACTGGTTGTTTGATCCTGACGAAATACCTACGCCACTATTTTGTGAAGTGTGCCACAATAGAGCGATAAAGAAGCTTCCAAAGGGGCCGTGCGCGGCTTGTGAGAAAGGAACGCATGATGCGTTTGGATGGTATCTACACACTGAACAGCACGGGAAGCATGTCTATGCGCGTCCCCATCAAGTATATAGTGGGCGCGGGTTCTTTAACGTGGCGTGTGCCGCTTCCATCACCAGCGCCGCACGAGCCTCTCTCTTGCGCGGAATACGGTCTAGCATACGTCCCGTTTATGTCGATACAGACAGCATCATGTGCGAACATATGGAAGGGGATTTCTCCGACACTACACTAGGCGCGTGGAAGCTTGAATTTGAAGCTGATAGAGTGTGCGTTGCCGGGAAAAAGCTTTACGCCGTGTTCAACGGCGACGAGTGCATCAAGAAAGCATCTAAGGGCGTGCGCCTAGACGGCGAACAGATTGCCCGCATATGTGAGGGCGAAGTAATCGAGTATTCTAACCCCGTGCCTAAGTTTAAGCTTAACGGTGACGTGGAGTTTATTACGAGGCGCATCAAGAAAACAGGAAAGGAATTTACAGAAAATGAAAAGTTGGAAAGCCGCCCTTTTCTACTCTAGCAGCCACTTGGCGCTTGGGGTAAAGTATAGGGATGATCGGGAACATATGGCGGAATTGATTAAGAGGGTGGAAAGTGAGCCCTAGTTTGCACAACAATACTATCGTTGAGGGAATGTGGCATTTATACGCGTGGCAGGCCCTTTCTTATGCTTTGGCAATGGATTTAATAACAGAGGAGAGCCTAGCAAATGTCTAGCACTAACTACGCGGACCAAGCCTATAACGCGCCGCAACCTGTAACATGGTGGATTTTGAATTACTATCCCACGGATGCAGATGGGCAAACGCCTACGGAGGTCGGCGCAATCTTTAAAACATATGAGGATGCAGTTGTGGGGGCGCGGTCGAAACTCGCTACTTCGGGCGTTGGCGTGTGCTATATTCAACGCGCCGAGGGTGTTTGTGTGTATAACCTTTATGAGCCGGAACCGTTCTAATGCCTAGACTGCTTAACGATAGCGCCGCGCTTTCCGCAGATATGTATAAAAGACGCGCGGCGGGAATGGCATCGCCCATTACTAATAAACCTGCATACTCGCAGTTTGTTCCTAACTATACCCCAAATGATATGTTTGGAGGCTCTAGCCATTCACTAGGGCATGGGGCGGGGCCGATTGGTATGCGATTGAGTAGGAGTTTTTAGCGCAATTTATTTTGTGATTTTAGCCCCTTCCCTGTTGACACAGGGGAGGGGTTTTGTATGATGGATTTGTCAACAGGTGGGGAGCCAAGCAAATGGAATTGATTAATTTCAACATCGCCAGAGCCGTCGTGACTAGAGCCGTCGTGACTAGAGCCTGTCATGAGGGAACTGAGCAACACGGGGAGAACATTCGCGCTCTTACAGAGCCCGAATGGATCGTTTACAAACAAATGACTTGGTTTCTAGACGAGGTTCAAGTATTCGCCGCCGCCGCGCTCAAACGCACAAAATAAGGAACCCACAAATGGGCGGTATGCAACTTCCCTCTAGTGTTATTCGGGCGCTTGTGACAAGGGGATATGAGCTTCCTCGCGCAAGCATTTCATTAAAGCAACACCGCATAAACATAGCGTCATTGCAGCCCCAAGACAGAGATACATATTATGCGGTTTTAGAGGTAACACGCGAAATCTACTATTTCGCCGTTATGTGTGTCTAACCTTCCGAATACAATAAACCCCCAGTAACCGCTAGAGTAACAATCGCGGTTACACTCTGAGACCCCGGATTGAGCACTTTAGCTCTCCGGGGTCTATACTTGCTAGGCAAGTGTTCAAGCCCACGAATACTAGAATTCTGCTAT